CGATAGACCTGATACAACAGCCGAAAGGCATCCAGCATCAACTCTTCGTCATACGTCATTCCAAATTCCTAAACTGTATATACACAGGACGAACACTCCTATAACCACCCTTCACTCTCTTCAAAACCCCCAACTTCACCAGCCGCGCAATAATCTCACTCGTATTCCCCATCCCCGCCTTCCCCCGTATCCGACAGATATCCCGGATAGACGGACCAAACCCATACCGCTTCCACCACTCATCTATCACCAAAAACACTTCCTTCTGCGCCGGCGTCATCCCTACCCCCAAACACTCCTCATACGTCCTCTCCCGACGACGCATCACCATTTCTCGATTGATCTGTATATCTGGCATAAAACTTGCTGCTGGTAACGGTTACCAGACTCAAAATGACAACATTGCTTTTTTCACAAAAAATATCCCCCCCCACCTATCTCGTTTCCGCAGGTGACGGGGGGTCTTCGCTGGGATCGGAAATATCTTGGGATGGTTCGAGTTGATTACTATGTACATGCGCGTCGGAGTCCCATTCTGCATTTGGGGGTGTACCCCCGCGGTGGGTGTCTGGCTCCGTCAATTCTGTCAGCAGCGAATTCGCGTCGACGTCCTGCGCGTCATCCGTGTTCAATAGCATCGTCTTCAATTGCGTCATGATTTGATCGCGTATCGCGCCGCTGTCCTTGACGTGCGTTACCTCTTTGCGCTCGGTGAATGCCGCGACCTCTGTCACCGTCCCGAGAATCTTTGCCGCGGTGATCTTTGTAGCCGGCTTTGTGTCCGGGTCGATGATTGCCGAGGTGAGCGTTGATATCACAAGCGAGCGCAAAGCTTCGGCGGAATGCCACGCCGCTACTTGTTTCGCATGCTCTAACGCTTGTATTTCCGCTTTTATCCTGATATCGGCCTTCAATCTACTTGCGTTATCCCCTGCGGTTTTCGGCTTGGCTTTGCTGCTATACACACGGCGATAAGCTTCAGCGCCGGTCGTGTTATCCAATACAAGCGCTTGAGCGAAGGCTTTTTGTTTGGCTGTTAGCGTTCCGCGAGGGACGTGAAGAATACTCCCGATATCTTTGTCCTTTATAGCTTCTCTCAATTGTTTTCTACTTGGTGTCTTCATTTGGTGCTGTTGTTCGCTCCGCTCACTAGCGGCTTACGGGTGCAGAGTACAGGAACGGAAACGGAAGATCAAGAAATGCTATCAATCCTGGCCGCCCGATAGCCAGACTATCGCAACCTGGCTCTCAATTGATAAATACAATGAAGAAATGCAATACGTCAACCTTGACTTATATATTGCATCGTCTAATATTCCTTCCATGCGCTTCACTCCGGAGCGCTTCACTAAGGGGATGAAATGAACAAAGCACAAGCGAAACAAGTAGCAATGATTGAAGTCTACCTATCCAACGATATGCGCGATACAGCCGCTCGGAGTCTATCGGCGCTCATCCGCTCGGCGCTAGTAAACAAAACCGCCCAAGAGTTCCATGCAATAGCCGCCAAGCATGGATTAAACACTCATCCGGATTTCATCGTCTAAACCGGCCGCCGGTCGCATACCGGCTTTTATAAGGGGAAATTATGACTATTACCGTCACCGTCCGCGATATCTACGGCATTCCGACAATCTATCCGGCTTGCGAGACCTCAAAGTTACTCGCACGGCTTGCCGGAACTAAAACACTCACACGGCAAGCGCTTGAGACCATTAAATCGCTCGGCTACACCGTCACCGTCAACGCTCCGACAATCTAAGGGGAAACCGTGAAAAACCCATACAAAGCACAATTGCAAGCCGAGAGGCTACCGTACCGTCCTATCCTCGGTGAATCGTCCGCTAAAACCGTCAAGGGTGAAAAAATCGGCTACTTGACGGCTATTTGCTACCTAGTACCGGATGAGAAGCTTTGCCCGTTTGCCAAGCTTGCCGGATGTTTCGACGGCTGTCTGAAATCGGCCGGCCGCGGTGCTTTTAATTCCGTGCAAGCCGCAAGAGCCGCGAAAACCGAATTTTTTAACCAGCACATCCGCGCTTTTATGCTTTCCATGTGCGCTGATATCTGGACTCACAAGCGCCGCGCCGAAAAACTCGGATTGATACCGCTTGTACGTCCTAACGGTACATCCGACATTCCTTTCGAGAATATTCAAATCGACGGTCGGACAATTTTTCAGATTTTTGCGGACGTTCAATTCTACGATTACACAAAACACCCGAGCCGCAAGCTTGAGGGGAAAACCGCCGGAAATTACGATTTAACTTACTCATTCTCGGCGCTCACTCCCCGCACGGTTTCCGTCAAGGGTTTATCCAATGTGGCAAATCAGCGCACGGCGGTGGTGTTCTTGCACCGCTCGGAGATACCGTCCGAGTTTCGCGGCTGGAAAGTAGTTGACGGTGACGATACGGACGTGCGGCATATTGAGCCGGCCGGCGTTGTTGTTGCTCTGTATGCGAAAGGCAAAGCCAAAGCCGATACAAGCGGTTTCGTTCAAATCAAAGGAAGGGACTATTAATGATGAACACCGATCAAAAAGACATTACGTTTTATGTCACCGAAGACATGGACGGTTTCGTGGTTCATTACTTCGACTCCACGAACAGCGAAATTTGGAGCGAATACTACGAAACAATGGACGAAATAAGGGTTGCTTACAGGGAAGAAATCGAATCAGGACAATTTGAAGGGGGAATTGAACATGAATAACGCGCGAACAATCACAGCCAGATATGCCGGTTTTTGCGCGGCTACCGGCGCTCGAATCCTAGCCGGTGATGTTATCCAATGGCAAAAGGGGAAAGCCGTACTGTTAAAGCGGAAAGCCGTCCGGATTGATACCGTCACGCTGTACGGTGACAACGGTCCGACCGAGTTCTATCGAAACGCGCGGGGGCGTTGCGAGGACGCGCCCTGCTGCGGTTGCTGCACTATTTAAAAGGGGATTAATCATGCAAAAAAATCAAATGTACGGCCATGAGCAATTCGTTTGCGTTTGGAATGTTTCAACGGACAAATTCGTTACAGAAATTCATGACGGTAGTTTCTTCAACAAGGACAACGGCTATTCGGCCGACGATATTGAATGCGTCACCGATTTGCTGATCGGTGAATCAACTGACATATCAGGTCCGACACAAGCGCATTATGTTCTGCGCGTCTGCTAGTACAGCACACCAATTCTAAAAGGGGGTTGCCATGCTTGAAGTGTATGAATTTTATTTTTTCGAGCCGTCCGTAAACCGGTTCGGGCGGCTATGCATTGCCGCCGATAGTGAATGGCAAGCGCTGATGCGGTTCAACGAAATCGACGATTTAATATTCAAAGGGCAGAAGCTGATTAAATTTATTGAAGGGGGTTGCTATGATGAAAAAGGGTGAGTACTACGTTGGAGACCTTTGTTATGTGCTTGACGATGCCACATGGGACAGGCTTTGTGATCTGCGGTGCGGTGGTTATCAGCCGCTTGACGGTGAATTCGAATTACCGGACGGGCGGCGGGTTGCCGTGATCCAAACGGCCTACGGTGACGGTGTTTACGAAGGGTCTTGCGGCGGCAATTACTTGGTGGACTCAGGATCAATCGGGTGCGTCCGAGTGTCTGATTTACAGCCAGAAGTTCAGGACGATTCATCATGGGGACACTTCATCAAGTTCGGCGAGGACTTCAGCGTCGAATCAAAACACGGCGTGATCCGTATCGGTCACGTTCAAATTGACACAAACTAAAAGGGGATTGCCATGGAAACATACGAAGTGTTTAGCGTAATTGCCGATCCCGCTACCGGCGAGTGGATCACCACTCCCTGGTTTACTGGGGAAAAAGTGTCTGCGGAGTGGTGGTATTCATTGGATGATACTGACGAAGTGCATTTTGATACCTATCAGCATGACGATGGCAAGCGTCAAATTACCCGAGCGGTCATGGTAAATTGGCAATCGTATGACTAACCGCAAGATGTTCACCCTGTACCTGATCGAGTCCGAGGATGGTCAGGTCAGGGTGATTTCCGACTACACAGGCAAAGGTGACCGATGCCTTGCGCTGGGCGTGGAGATCATCGAGTCGTTGGCAACTATCCAACCCTTCACCCACGGGGACCTGACCCTAGCCATGCCCCAGCACACCGATGCCGAGCATTGAATTGTTCAAGCCTTGACTAAAAGCGAACAGCCCAACACGCCGGTGGTAGTCGTTGGCATCCTCGCCAACTTGATCCGATATCCAAACCGGCCACCCAATCTCTGCGGCCGCGGCCTGTCCCGTGCCGCTTGCGTCATTGTCTGCAATCACAAGCCCAGGCTCCAGACCCGCGGCTACCTTCACCATGTTGGCCGCTGAAAAGCAAACGTGAATCGTATACCTGCGCTTCAGCTGCTTCATGGCCGCCCGAACCGACAAAGCGGTGGCGTACCCTTCGCACACAATATTCATTCCCTTATTGTCAAAGCTGAAGGTCGCACCGCTTGTGCGCTGACCGTACAGAAACTTCTTGGTTCCGTCTGGCCATATCTGCTGCAATCCTACAAGCGACTTGCCCAACCTCATCGGTATCAGCAGGACAGGCTTGCCCTCTATTTTCAGCACGCTACCCT